ACGCGCCAGCGGTAGAACACGCCGAGCACGCTGTCCCACTCTCCGCGGGTGTGCCACAGACTTTCCTTCGTGTCCCAAACAAATGTGACGCCGCAATCGCTCGCGCACGGGACGGTCCACACAACATGCTGATGGCCCTCTTGCCAATACGTGAGCGTTTCCACGTCCTGGAGATTCGTCGCCTTCGCGAGCGCGAAGTCAATCGCATCGGTGCTGATGGCCTGAATATTCCCTTCGACGGCGGACACGAACCGCGCGCGCCCGCTCGCATTTTGCGCGCACCAGAACAAGGCTTTGCCGTCCGTCGCCCACGCCCACGGGCCGACCAGTCCCTCGAACAAGACCGCGCCCGGGTACGGCACGAACGGCGTATCGGCATTCCCGCTGTTATAGAGAATATCCGTCGTCGCGCTGCCGAACGCCCAGATGCGATCTTTCACCACCGCGAGGCCGGTGTAGTTGTCGGACGTTTCCGAGCGGGCAAAAAAATCTAAGGCGTCCCAACTCGATCCATCTTCGAGCGCACTGAACCAGACGCGCACCGTGTCGGCTTCGAGCAGGAAGAAATAGCCATCGAGGAACGCCGTGCAGACGGCCGCATTCGTGTTGGGCGTCGTGATCGGGCCCGTGAAGCCGTTCGTGTCGAGATCGAGCAGATACAGATCGCCGTCGCCGACAATGGCGAGCTGTTCGCCGCCGCGGCCATTGCTGGCGAAGCTGACGGGGTTGCCGTCGTTCGGAATCGTCCCGCGACTGGTCGCCGTTTTCGCCGTGAGATCGAGTTCGTAGAGCGTCGGGCCGATCACCGTCCAGGTGCGGCCGTCTTCCGAGAACATGCCGCGGCATTGACTGGTCGCGACGGAGAGGAAGGGCTTCAGGCCCGGCGTCCCCATCAACATGCGCTGCTTCGCATTTGATGCGGATTCGACGGTGATCGGCATCAGATTGACTGACGCCTCGGCATCCATCGTGGGACTGCGCGATTGGTAGGTGCCGGAACAGAATTGCGGCCAGAGGGGCACGTTTAGCCGACTCCCACCGACGTGAACAGCAGGCCCGTGACGCTGCCGGCCGCCGGCGCCGTCGCGCCGATAATCCCGGCCGGGAGTTTGCCTTTGCCGTGCGACGATCCGATATAGGTCATCGGCCGCGGATAGAGGTGCGCATACGGTTCCGCGCTCCACCACTGGCAGAGCGCATCGGACCATTGCGTGTTGTAGACGGCGACGTAATTGAACTCCTGTTCGTCGCCCGTGGTCGCCCCAGCATTCAGGCTGAAGCCGGAGGTCGTCGTTGATCGGGTAATGGCCGTCGCCTGGCTCGCGACCTTCACGCCGTTCTGCCAGACGGCCGACCCGCGCGCACCTGCATGAAACACCCACCGCTCCGGCGTGGTGGTGGAGAACGAGAGGCCCGCGACCGAGATCCGGTGCGCGCCGCTCTGCCCGCCAAAGTCGAAGTAGACGGTCCCATCACTCCACGGCAGATACGTCCCGCACTGGTACGCGTCGGCATCGAATCCAAACGTGGCCGCCTGCCGATTCGTCGTATCCACTTTGCGGCGGATCAGGCAGATGGTGACATTCGCAGCGGGCAACCACGAGCTGTTCGTGGCACCGTAGCTGTTCAAGACCTGGATGGATCGGGTGGTGGTCAGGCGCAGCGCCGCGCCCTCGCGGTTGCTGGTCCACGGCGGCGCGGTGTTGATGTTGTAGGCCAGCGCCGCCGGCACCAGTCCGATCGGATTGGCCGTGCCGCGCAGCAGCGTCGGATTGCCGACCGCCGTGTTCGCGTAGACGGCATCGTTGAACAGCGCCGTGAACAGCAGCCCTTGCCCGAAGGGGTGCGCCGGATCGAGCTGCGCGCCGAGCGGCGGCTTCATGGTTCCATGCGCGGACAGGTACGCCATCGGCTCACGTCGTCGTGATGTTCGGGATCGTGTCGCCGGTGACACCGGCCACGATCGCATTCGTCGCGTCCAGATTCGTGAGCTTGATGTTGTACTTCCCGGTCGGCAAAAAGAAGTCGAGCGACTCGGCGGTCGAGGCGGTGGCCGAGGGGAGCGTGTAGGTCAACATCGCCGTTTGCCCCGTCGTCGGGGTGGACCCATACCGCCGAAAGACTTCGACCTTTAAGCCCGCGGTGGCCGCGATCGTCCCGCCGGGGGTATTGATGACGTGGATCTGTGCTTCAAACACCGCGGAGTAATCCACGTTCGCATTACTGGTCCCGCTGGCCGCAATCGAGGCGGACGCGATGACATTGTTCGCGGTGTTGCCGGTATACGTTGGGGTGGTGACGGTTGTCGGCATAACTCACCGAAAGAAGACGTTCACATCGAGGCCGGTGCTGGGCGCGGTCAGGCCGGTCGCCGTGGTGGTGCAGGCCAGCTTCAAGCCGTTGGCGAAGCGGATGCCCGTTCCATCAAAGAGATTCGCCGCGGCCGTCGCGGGAATCCCGATCGAGAACGTCGGGACGGTGGTATTGAGCGTCACCGCCGTGCCACTCGCGACATCAAAGAATTGCACGTAGGCGACACTACTGTTCGGGTTGTAGACGTAATACCCCGTCAACGCGCCTTCATCCGGTTTGACGGTTTGGACCGTGGTCGTTTGAGCCGCGTAGAAGGCACTGCGACTGAGAAAGGTACTCATCTGCCCTCACCGTCTCCAGGTCTGATCGGAGTAGATGTCATACTGCGCGAAGGAATCCATCCAGTTCACGGCATTCTCCAGCGTCACGTTCCCGCGCTTGATCAGATTGACCGCGTTCGCCGCTTTCATCGTCAATTCTTGACTGACGGATCGCCCATACGGCGTCGCCAGCCGCGCGGCCAGCGAGAACGCGAGCGCGTCTCTGTAGCCGGGCGGAAGCTGATACGCCGTCGTCAGGTCTGCGAAGGTCGAGAGCGCGGTGTCGAGGTACAGAACGAGTTGGTTGGTCGTGTCGGTCGGTTGCGGCCACAGATAGATCGCGCCCAGCCCCGCCGTGAACGTCGGATCGTAGAACAGCATCGTCGGCAGCGAGCCGCTGAGGGTCTTGTTCAACAACCCTTGCCACTCGGCGGGCGAGAGCACATCGATCGGCAGCTCGAACTCGGGCGTCGTCACCATCGCGAGCGCGGCGCCCCGAATGGCTGCTGGATTCGCGGGCCGCGGCGTGTCGAAGTCGCCGCCCGATCCGATTGAGTACGGATTCGTCGGGCCGCCCTGGTCGGCCACGAGATCGAACAGCAGCCGCGCCGTGCTCGGGATCGTCAAGTGCTGCTGCGCCCACGATCCGAGCAAGCCATTCAGCGCGCGGAGGCCGAATTGCGCATCCCCATTCGGGACGGATTCGCCGGGGAGAAAGACGTTCAATTCCGCGAACGCATCGGTGATCAGATCGTACGCGGACACGGCACTGGCGGCGGCCGTGCCTTGCGTCGGCGTGAGCGTCGGCACGGTCTGCGGAAACAGTTGCAGCGTCTGCGGCACCGCGCCCGTGCCAACAAACGTATAGGCGACTTGCGTGAAGTCCGTCTCCGCCGCGGTGAGGACGCGGGAGTGATACCCGTTCCCTTCGGACACGCACGTGCCGCTGAGCGTTTGCGTCCCGCCGTCGCCCGTCACGTACAGGGTGGTCGTGCCGACGAACGCAGAGCCATCCGTGGCGCTGACCATTTGCGCGCCGATGACTTGATTCGCCTGCCCTTTGATGAACGCCATACGGCTATTGAATCACGACGTTGACCTGCGTCCAGGCCGGATTGAAACCACTGGGGGGCACGGCGCCGGCCGCGCCGAGGACGATCGCGCCGAGCGGCGTGCCGAGGGTGCCGCGCATCAGCCCACCTCGCGGTCTTCCCGTGGCACGCGCCGCAGCGCCCCGGTTTCGGCCGCGCGCTTCGCCTCCGCGAGCTGTTCGGTCAGATCCTCGACCTGCACCTGGAGCGCCGCGATCTGGAGCTGCAGAGCGCCGAGCTGTTGCTGGACAATCGCATCCATCGTGCGCGGCATCATGTCACCTTCAACTGCTTCTCGATGGTGGCCCACTCATCGGGCGTGGCGCGGTCGAGCGCCTCGGCGATGCACGCTTTCCGGTGCTGCTGCCACTGCGGCACCGCGTCCTCGATGGCCGTTTGCAGCATCTCGGTCAGCAAGGCGGTGACATCGGGCAGCGGTTTCTCGACATGCAC